AATCCGGTGCTGTACAAGACATGTGCGGCGAGGACGTATCATTCTGTCTTGACGCTATCTCAGCAGGTTTTGAGATCTGGTGTGATCCACGTATCAGAGTTGGTCACGAGAAGACTCGCGTCATCTGATATGCTTCACGGGGGGAACAATGCTTCCCCCTTTTTTATGCCAATTATTTAACTGTCACATAGTATTGACTCATGGAGCATCTCTACGATATACTTATTGAAGGTCAGCCAGTTCACAAAGGTATCCCCGAAGGGGAGTTCTTTGATGTTATGGAAGACCTCGCAACAGCTTATTATGAGACCGGGTATCCCGACCTCTCACAAGTAACACACATCATGTACACCAAGGAGTAAACTTATGTTCGGCAAGACCCAGAAAAAGATTGAAAGCAAGCCTAAGAACACCGCACAGGGTCGTTCTAACAACACCAGGCTTTCTGCAACCTCACGTAATGCACGCAAGAAGCGCTATCGTGGTCAAGGTAAGTGATTCAAAGGGGGCATGAGCCCTCTTTTTTTTGGCTCAACCCTTTTAGGACCCTATCCTAGATTACCTCTAAATAAGATATGGAGGAAATATTATAATGGAAGTCTTAGAAGAGTTTATGTCAGTTCATCCAGATGACCTCTGGGTGTACAATAAGCTTCAATTGAGCCGTAAATTAGGTTACAATTGCGGTCCAATAGGCGCCCCAGTGCCCCACCCCGGCTGGTACATCATCCGACCCGCCATTAATTTCCTTGGAATGGGTAGACGGGCACGAAAAATCTGGCTTGCGCCAACTGATAAGACGGAAATGTTCGGAAATCCATCAGAATTTTGGTGTGATTACTTCACAGGAGAGCACGTTTCCGTTGATTATGAAAATGGAGAGCAAATTTTGACTGTTCAGGGCATAAAAGCGCCCTCTCGTCACGGTTCGGAAGAGTCAAGATGGAATTCTTGGCGAAAAATTGAACGAAATTTTCCGATTCCCGAATTTTTAGAGCCATTTCGCAAAAAATATAGTACAATAAACGTCGAATATATCGGATTTCGCCTCATTGAGGTGCATTTTCGCAAAAATCCCGACTTTGTTTGGGGAAATGACGTTGCAATTCCCGTTTATGACGACATGGAGACCTTTGCACCGCCAGATTATCGCTACGTAGAGTCCCCAGACTATCAAAGAACCGGTTTTTTCATCAAATAATGCAAGGTGATAGCAACCACCTTCAAAAAAAGTTCTAATTTTCACTTTATTAGGACAAAAACAATGGGAATGCCCGCAGATCGTATTGAAGGTGTTGAGCTAGTCACTGATTATGGTGCTCTAGACCGCGCTTTAGAGAGAAAAGAGGCTAAGGAAAGAAAAGAAGTAGTAATTCAAGCCAAAAATGTCCCCGACTATACTGAGTATTGGGAAGGGGCATAAATAAAACTAAATAACGCAATTGAAATGGCGGAAGTCACTCGTATTTCTAGGTCATTTAAGGACATCAGTCTCTCGTTTCAGCCACATCCTGTGACGGGAGACCTTCCTGTGTTAAAAAACGAAAGGGCAATCAATAAGTCTGTCCAAAACATCGTTCAAACACAATTGGGTGAGAGATTTTTCCAACCAAACTATGGTTCTGATGTAAGAGGTCAATTATTTGAACTAGTTGACTTTGGTACTGCCTCAGATATTGAAGATCAGGTTCTCACCAGCCTAGAAAACTTTGAGCCACGCATTGAATCGGTCCAGGTTGAAGTAGAGCCTCTACCTGATACTAACGAATTCAATGTAACTGTCATTTACGACATTATCGGTCAAGAATTTCCCCGTCAAACGTATTCATTCGTCTTAGAGGCTACTAGATAATGGTTTTCACCAAATTCACTAATTTAGACTTTGATCAGATCAAGCAGTCTATCAGAGATTATCTAAGAGCCGACTCCAACTTCACTGGATTTGACTTTGAAGGCTCTAACTTCACTGTCTTGATTGAGACATTGGCTTACAATGCCTATATTAACTCAATCAACGCAAACATGATTGTAAATGAGTCATTTTTGGACTCTGCTACACTCAGAAGGAACGTTGTATCCCTAGCTGGCAACATTGGCTATCTACCACGTTCAATTTCAGCTGCAAAAGCTAAAGTAAAGTTTACTATTGAGACTAATTCTCAGACACCAACGCTAACTTTGAAAGCTGGCTTGGTTTGTACTGGAAATGCCGACAATACTAACTACGTTTTCTCAATTCCCGAAGATATCACCACCACAGTAGAGAATGGTGTTGCTCAATTCGGTACTGATGAAGATCCTATTGAAGTTTTCCAAGGAACTTTCCTTCAAAACACATTTGCTTACGATGGTTCGCTAGATCAGCGCTTTATCATCAATAATTCCCAGATGGATTACAGCACTCTTGTTGTAAGAGTGAAAAGTCCTAGCGATCAAGGCACTGGAGCTGTTTGGGACCGCATTAATAACATTGTTCAGATTGGCTCTGAGAGTGAAGTCTATCTAATCAATGAAATTGAGCAAGAAAAGTATGAACTCATCTTTGGCGACGGCATTTTTGGCAAAAAGCTTGAAAATGGTCAAGTCATCACTGCAACCTATATTGTAACCCAAGGACCTGATGGCAATGACGCCTCTCGGTTCTCTTTCAGCGGCTCTGTGGTCAATTCTAGCGGCGCTGTTGTTATCCCAACCAATAACGTCTCTGTAACCACTCTAGAATCGGCTAGAAACGGCTCTCCCATTGAGAGCGTGGAAAGTATTAAGTACTTTGCTCCTCGCATCTACGGAGCCCAGTACAGGGCAGTCACAGCACGCGATTATGAAGGCATTATCAAGCAGGTTTATCCAAATACCGAGTCTGTTGCCGTGGTTGGTGGTGAAGAGCTCACCCCTCCACAGTTTGGCAACGTTCTAATCAGCATCAAACCACTAAACGGTATTGAAGTTAGTGATTTTGATAAAAAGAACATTCTAGAAGCACTCAAGCAATATACCGTAGCTGGTATTAACCAACAGATCGTTGATCTCAAGATTCTATTTGTTGAGCTTGACTCCTTTGTCTACTATGACACTACTAAGGTCTCTAATGCCTCTAATTTGAAGACTGAGGTTGTTGAGTCTCTCAATACCTACTCTAGATCAATTGACCTCAACAAGTTTGGTGGTAGATTCAAGTATTCCAAGACTCAGAAGGTTATTGACGACACCGACATCGCTATTACTTCTAACATCACTCGCGTAATCGTTCGTAGAAACCTAAATGCCGCTATTGACCAGTTTGGTCAGTATGAGCTCTGCTTTGGTAACGCATTCCACATCCTTCCTGAAGGCGGAACTGTCAAGAGTACTGGATTTAAGATTTTCGGCAATCCAGCGACTGTATATCTCACTGATATGCCAAATAAGAATGCAGCAGGCAAACTTGATGGTTCTGGACTAGGTACAATCTCTCTAATCAGCGAAAGAACCGATGCCTCTGGAGATCTCTCCTATACAACTGTTGTAGAGAACGCAGGAACTGTAGATTACACCAAAGGAGAGGTCAAACTCAACACAGTTCGTATTGTTGACACCATTCAGCCCAATAGAATTATTGACGTTCAAGCCTACCCACTATCTAACGATGTAATCGGTCTAAAAGACCTCTATGTCTCATTTTCCGTCTCTACAAGCAAGATAAATATGGTTAGGGATACGATTGACAGCGGAGAGCAAATCTCCGGTGTCGGTTTCCCAGTAACGTCAAGTTACGGCAACGGAAAGCTAACTAGGTAACCTTAACGGTATTTTGAGATGATTGAAACTGGTATTGATGTGAGAGTGAAGGTCCAGGATATCGTCGCCTCACAACTTCCTGAATTTATTCTTAGTGAGTCACCTTTAACTGATGACTTTCTCAGACAATTCTATGTGTCGCAAGAATTCCAAGGCGGCACAATGGATTTTGCTGCCAATTTAGATCAGTACCTAAACCTAGACGTTTTAAGCTCCGATGCCATTGCTGGCAAGTTCTTTCTTACTGAAGATGTAAGTGTAGACGATACCGTTGTCCATGTAAACACCACTAAAAGCTTTCCAAACGAGTGGGGTCTACTAAAGGTCAATGATGAGATCATGACCTATAC